CGGTGCTGCCAAAGTAGGTCACGGCCGACAGCATGGAGTCATAGCCGAGCGCCTGCGCCTGCGCGTCCAGGACGGCCTGCACAGCATCGCCGTACTCGCCCTCAGTGGGTTCCGGCGCGCTGATTTGGGTTGGCGCATTGCCCGCCTGCACCCATGCGGTATAGGCCGCAAACAGCGGGTCGGTAACGGACTGAGTCGGCGCGCATACCGCCCCGTCCGAATCGCGAGTGACCACGCCCGTGGCCGAATTGAACGTGTAGGTCATGTCAGCACTCCGGGCTCAGGTAGAGGCCGGCATTGTCGTAGGCGCAAGCCAGCGCGGTCGCATTGTTTGTGCGCCAGATTCTCGGCGCGAGCAGCGTGCCCGCTTGCGGAACCACGCTCGATGAACCCGACAGCGTGTTCGTATAGACCGCACCCGTGTTCAAGTTCGTCACCTGGACGTAATACGTACTGGCGGTCGCCGATGGCGAGAAAATCGCCAGTTCGAACAATACGGACGTCGAATTGCCCGGGAAGTTTGTCGAGCCCAGCGCGATAGTGGTTTGCGCCGAGCTTCCGCCGTACACCAGATAAAGCTGCGTCGAGTCGGTGGACAGTTGCGCCACGCCAATCTGGTTCGTCAGCGTGCTCGGGTCAACGTTGGTTGGTGCCGAGACGTTGGAGCCGATGCCCGCATAGAAGCGAACGCCGCTCACCGTGGCGGCATCGGATGGCCCGAAGCGCTGGACGTACAGGAAGCCGCTGCCGTCGCCCTTGGTGCCACTGCCAGGCCCGACCATGACCGCGGCATTGTACTGGTAGGCCAGTGAGCCGGCCGTGGCCGCCGAAACGTAGGCCAGCCGGCGTGCGAACGTCAGACGGTTGGTCGCCGCAACCGCGCGTGCGGTGGCCGTGCCGGTTGTGGTTGGCGCGACCATGCCGAAGACGCCGGGGACGGTCGTGCTGCTGGAACCCGGCGGGCACCAGACCGCAGGCATGGCTTTGCCGAAATGCGATTGCATGAACTGCGGCACGCCATCGGCGCCGAGTGCAGCAAGGAACGATCGGCCAGCCCACGCCTCGGGCACAAGCTCCATGACACCCGAGCCCGGCGTGGTAAGCGTCGAGCCTGCGGACAGCACCGGGACAGGCGCAACCCCGTTCACGTCCAGCGTCAGCACCTTCGATCCGAGTGCGGCGATGGTCACATAGGTCGTGCCGGCCGCGAGCGAGACAAGCGCGTTGCTGTTGCTGGAAATCAGCACCGCCGTGCGCGCGACGGTGTTCGTCCCGGAGTAGGTGCCGAGACCTTCTTCATAGGCCCCGGTGGCGTTGCCGTTGCTGTCCACCTGCCAGAGCGCATACCAGAAGGTGTCCCCGGTGGAACAGACGGAACCGAATGCGCGAAAGCCCGTCAGCGCGCCTGCCGTTGTCAGTGAGCCCGTCCCGGTGGTGGTCGAGCTTTCCGCTACGCGGTCAGTTGAAACATGCGCCATGCATCCGGCTCCAGGCTATGAGACGTGGTGCCCCACAGCGTGGAGCGGGTGCCGTCAGGCCGACGCGGCGACGATCTGGTCTTCCGTGAACGAGCGTTCGTGTTTCTCGCCATCCGAGCCGGTGTAGGCAACGAAGAACTCGACGCTGTCGCCGTCCACGATGTGGGCGCGAGTCACGACGCCCTCGATGGGCTTGGCGTTTTGCTTGACGGCATCGCCGACTTTGAATTTCAGGGCCATGATGGTTCCTCAGACGGACAGGGTATACGAAACATTTAATGTGTCCCCCGAACTCACCGCTTTCGCGCCGCCCGTGAAGACGCCGGCCGAAAACAGCGTCCCGGTGGTGCCGTCCTTCGTCGCCACCGTGGTCAGGAAAGCGCCCTCCACCGAGTTGCCGGAAGACGTGATCGAAAACGTCAAGGCCGCAGACAGCGAAATCGAGCCCGAGCTGGCCGCGCTCCATGCTGTCGTCGGGCGCGCGCTCTGCGAGTAGGTCGGCGCATTCGCACCGCCAGCCTCCAGCCACCCGGCATGGGACGACATGGTGTCGCTGGCGCTGATCGCGCTGTAGGACACGCTGGAAATCAGACCCATGTAGAACGCCGCCGTGTAGGACGAACCGTTCATGTACTTATTCAGGAGGTCGTTTTTGCCCACCGTCACGACGGTATTCGGGCCGGGCGTTGACCACTTCAGGTTGCCGGCCGCATCGAAGCACTGGGCGTGATAGCAGCCCTTGAGCAGCAGCAGTTCCCCGATCAGCAGCCCGAACGCTTGCGATGCAAACGCCTTCATGCGCGAAACGAGCGTTTCGCCAGCGTGCGATTCTCCGCGCAGCATGGCGACCGCCAGGGCGATGATGGACTTGATACGGTTGGTCATTCGCTGCGCTCCAGCAGGTTGAAAATGTCCTCGGCAGTATAGTCGCCAGCCCACAAAGAACAAAGGCCCGCACATGGCGGGCCTTGTCGGGGCGCGGCGGCTTAGGTGGTCGGCGCGGCCGGGTCGGCAGCGGCCGGCGCAGGCGCGGCGGCGGGCGGCGCGAGCGCGGCATCGACCTTGGCCGACTCGGCGTCGGCCTCGGCACCGATGGCCGTGATCGCGTCGATTTCGGCCTGCGTCACGGGCGACTGGCTCGCCACGGAAGCGGCGAGCGCGGCCAGGGCGGCATCGACCTTGGCGGAAAGGGTTGCGACCTTGGCGGCGGTGGCGGCGGTGGCGTCGTCGAGTGCGGACATGATTTCTTCCTTGATCTGGTGGATGGATCGCAGGATCACGCCCTGCGAAATCAGAATCATACGCTCGATGCGCTGCAATTCTGTGTCCGTTTGCTGGCTCATGGCTTCACCAAGCTGTCGTAGTCACGGGCGCAGAGGTTGCCGCTGGCGCGGAGGCCGGCGGCGTAGGCGGCGAGGTCTGAAGCGTCCGATTCCGCGTCTGCGCGCGCTCCGAGAGCGCTCGCGTACAGTCCCCATGACACCATGTCGGTTCCGGGGTCGATTCCGGGCGCGCCTGGGGCGGAAGCGGCGGCATGGGCGCCGGCGGTTGCGCGACGAAGTGCGTCGTCTCGCAGGCGGTAAGCATCAGCGACAGCGCCGCGAGCAGACCGCAAATCAGCGGCTTGTGCCGCGATGGTGGATTGCGCATCGGTGAGGTTCCCTGCCTGCTCCGCGATGACGCGGGCGGCTTTAGCGGTGGCGGCGGCACTGGCGGCATCGGCCGCGGCCTGCACTTGCGACAGGATGGGCGCGGTCGCCTCGCGCTTGATCGCGGCATCATGGAATCCGAGCCACATCAGCACCGCGGCCACGATGATCAGGACGCCGACTATCTCGAACTCCAGCCGCGACGGCAGCGCGAGCGCGCCCATGTCACGCGGTCTTCACGCTCGCCGACGATGCGGCGGCTTGCACGCGGGCCAGCAGCGCAGCCTTGCGGGCGATGGTGGCGTCAGCATCGGCCTTGGCCTGTAGTTCGGCCGAGGTGTCCGACAGCCGCGCCACGAGCGAGCCGGTCAGCTTGACGATTTCGGAGTCCGTGTAGTCCTCCACGCGCTTTTCGACGGTGACGGCTTCGGCCTTGGCGCTTGCCACGAGCGCGGACACTTTTTTGCCGGCCTGGTAGTGCGCGAACGCACACACCAGGACGCCGACAACGATGCACAGGGCGACGACTTGAAGACTGGAAAGTGCTTCCATGGGGATTCCTTTAGGCTTGCGGGGGTTGATCGGGGGCGGCGGTGACGCTGCCTTGGTCGATCATACTGCCGAGAATGCCTAGTGCGGACACCGTCAGGACGATGTAAGCCACGACGTGCGGAGCCGAGGACGGCAGCGCCGCCTTCAGGTCGCCCGGAATCGCTTCCCATGCGCCGATGACGAGCCCGTTCAGTCCCAGCGCTTGCGCGCTGTACTTGCGATGCGTCCTCGTCCAGTTCGGCAGCAGGCGCATTTCACACCACGTCGTCAGGCGTCTCGAACTCGCCCGCCTCGGCCGAGCGTCGAGCCGCGAGCCCGGCCAGATGCGCGCCGCCCGCCATGTCCCAGCGCGCGAACTGGCCCTCGGCGCCGGCCGAATCGCCCGCGTTGATCATGCGCAGCATCGTGGACGATGCGAAGTTGCCCTCGCCCGCATTGAACGTGAAGTCCACGAGCGCATCGAACTCGTGCTGCGTGAGCGGCACCGTGACCAGCCGATTGACGGCTGCGACGGCGGTGGCGATGTCCTCAAGAAGCCACGCCTCTGCCTGCGCCTGGGTGCAGGTATCGCCCGGCTGAACACCAGCCGTGTGGCCGTAGCCAATCGTCCACGGCGCGCCACCCGTGCCAGGGTCAGCGTAGGCGACCAGGCGCAAGCCTTCTTCGCCTTCCGTCAGGTGTAGGCCGTCGGAGCTGTATTGCATGTTCATGCCGGTGGTTCCTTGGTGGTGCGAATCTTGCCGTCCGGGCCGGTCACGATCCCGTATGGCCCCTGCGGCTTCGGTTCGGGTGCGGGCGGGGCCGGCGCGCGCGGGACAGCGGGGCCGAGCGGCCTCCACTTGTCAGGCATCGGATCATCCGTTGTCCGCATCGCAGCCCTCCCTATGAGTGCTTCCACCCGCTACTGACCAGCGCGAGCCACACGATGCCGGCCAGAAGTGCCGCAATCGCCGCTCGGAGCGTCCACTTTCCGAACTCAGCGAACTGATCGTCCAACCATTCCCGCAAGCCCTCTTTCAGGGCGTCCTTCATCGCTTCGTTTTGGGGCTCGACTGGCATTTCGGTTCATCGCGTTGAGTTACGGGATGATACTTGAGCCCTGGATCAAGTGAAAGGCGGGATGCTGGCCGGGTTGAACTCCGTGGTCTGCACGGTGTAGTTCGCGGTGAACAGGCAGTCCGTCGAAATCAGAAGCTCATCGACCCCATTGATCGGATCAGGGGTCGCCAGGGCATACAGGCCGATGTACAAATCGACGCCGCTCGCCTGAGTGTAGTTGTTCGTCGTCGTGCCCGTCACCGAACTGACCACGCCATTCACGGCGCAACGAACGACATTCGAGGAATCTCGGCTCAATGCAATCGCGTAGGTCTCTCCGGCCGCGAAACTGAAGTCCGTGAAGTCGATGTGCGAGATGCCAAAGCCATACTGCCCGGTGTACCAAGATATGACGCCGCCAACGATGTAGAAGATGATCGGGAACGTTCCCGTATCTCCAATCGCCGTCACGAACCGATAGACCTTCGATGAATCAAAGCCTGAAGGGCATATCCACCGGAAAACTA